GATGAAGACGGTGATGAAGATTATGACGGTGATGAATCGGTTGGCTCTGGCTATGACCGTGATGACTCGGGTGACCCAGAAGAATCAATCGCCTCAAAGACTGACAGCGCTCTTCGTCAAGCTATCAGCGCTGAACATGGTGATGATCCTGATGTTGAAGTGACCAGTATTCATTTCCCGACCAACCCTGTTGATGATCTTGTTGTTCGTGCTGACGATATCTTTGAGATGTTTAACACTAGTGAGTTTGCGCCCACGATGAGAGCGACTGGTGTCGCGCTCTACAAACAATTCCTTGTGAACAATAAGCCTGCTATCAAGTATATGGCAAAAGAATTTGAGATGAAAAAGTCTGCGGCAGAATATGCCCGCCAGTCTGTGTCAAAGACTGGTGTTATTGATCCTGTCAAGATGAACAGCTATCGTTACAATGACGATATCTTCCGAAAGGTTAGCATAACGCCTGACGGAAAAAATCATGGTATGATCATGTATATTGATTGGTCTGGTTCTATGGCTGCAGACTTGAAGCCCACTATTGATCAAATGCTGAACCTTGTTTTGTTCTGTCGCCAAGTCAATATCCCATTCCGCGTGTATGCCTTTAGTGATAGGTTCGCGGATTTGGAAACGACCAGTGCGCTTCACCCAGATAATGCTAGTGATAGACAGATGACATATGATCCAAGATTCCGCTTGATTGAATTTTTCTCTAGCGATATGAACCGCAAGAAGTTTACTGAGATGGCTGAAAATATGTTGGTTCTTGGTAATTATTATAATCAATATTCTTCTGGATATTCGCGTGGATATGTTAATTATCACATCCCGCATCGCTTGACGCTCGGTTCGACTCCATTGAACGAATCAATCATGGCTGCGTTTAAAATACATGATGACTTCAAGAAAAAGACTCGCGTTGATATTGTCAACACTATGTTCTTGACTGACGGAGAGAGTAACACTAGTTTCTACTATAATGCTGAACAAGCTCCTGATCGACAATTTAACATGCGTGTTGGTGGGGCATTTAACTATATTGGATCCAAAGTCCTTTATATTACTGATCCAGTAACCAAGAAGCGCAAGCGGGTTAATGGTCAGAGAGATGCTATCACCAAGACCTTACTTGAATTCTATCGAGATCAAACTGGCTCTACCACTATCGGCTATCGAATTATGCCGTTGAATAGACGACAGTTCAGCAATTCGCTTCCATCGTCGGTTAGTTGGGAAGATGGCCAAAGCCTATATTCTGGCGTCCGCAAGGAAAAGTTTGCGGTGGTTCCAAACTCTGGATACGATCACCTTTATCTTATTAGTGGCGGCAAGAACCTTCAGACTGCTAATGGTGCTATTGAAGTGGAGCGTGGTGGGTCGAAGCGTTCGGTGCGGACTGCGTTTAAGAAAGCAAACAATGATAAGAAGTCTTCTAGAAAGATGTTGTCCGACCTGATCTCGGCTATCGCTTAAATAGGTTGATATTTAACCTATATTTTGGTTATAAGGAAAGGATTCTTTATTCCAAAACGATATAAAAAAACTGAAAATAGTTGTTGTCTTATACCGAATTATGCCGTATAATGGCTACTTAAATGAATGAATGAGAGAGACCTATATGACCAATTTATTTGATACTTTGAAGAGCCTATATCCCGATGCGCCTGTTCCTAGCCTTGAGACGAAGCGAGTAGCTCGTGAGCTTGGGGTGAAAGTTCCGAGTTCATACTTCCACAAATCCTTGCGCGTTGATCGTGGGTTGTACAATCTCCCTGATATAGCGCCGAATACCGTCCCTGCACCTGCTCCAGCTTCGGCTCCAGCTCCTGCGCCTGCGCTACAGCCAAACGCCTTAGTCGCTGACTTGAATGTCGTTTCTACAGGCTTCACTCAAAACTTAGTGCCCGTCAAGGATCCGCTGTTTGTTCCGTTTGGTAATTTCAGCACTCTGAAGAATGTTATCAAGTCTAACATGTTCTATCCCGTATTCATTACTGGTATGTCTGGTAATGGTAAGACGTTTTCGGTTGATCAGGCTTGTGCTCAATTGAAGCGTGAATCAATCCGTGTGAACTTTACTGTTGAGACAGATGAAGATGACTTGATTGGTGGCTTCCGTCTTGTTGATGGTGAGACTCGCTTCTTCAAAGGTCCAGTCATCAAAGCTATGGAGCGTGGTGCGGTATTGCTTCTGGATGAGATTGACTTGGGCAACCCTGCCAAGATCATGTGTCTCCAGTCTATCCTTGAGGGTAAAGGCTACTTCATCAAGAAGACTGGTGAGTTTATCTCTCCTGCTGCTGGCTTCACTGTTGTTGCTACTGGTAACACCAAAGGTAAAGGATCTGATGATGGTCGTTTCATCGGGACTAACGTCTTGAATGAAGCGTTCCTTGAGCGTTTCCCTGTCACCTTTGAGCAAGAATATCCTAGTGTTGCTGTTGAGAAGAAAATACTCTCGGCTGTGTTTGAAGACCTTGCTGTCCAAGATGATGAGTTTGTTTCTAAACTGGTTGACTGGGCTGACATCATCCGCAAGACTTTCTATGATGGTGGTATTGATGAGATAATTTCTACTCGTCGCCTTGTCCACATCGCCAAAGCGTTCAAGATATTTGATGACCGTATGAAGTCTATTGACATGTGTATTAATCGCTTTGATGAGGACACCAAAGCCTCGTTTCGTGACTTGTATGCCAAGCTGGACGCTGATGTAAACTTGGGCGGTGACAGTGATGTGGGTGATCCTCTTACCAATGCTGACACTACTCAAGACGCTCCATTCTAGCGGTAATGGGAGAGTCAACTTTCGGGTTGACTTTTCTCCCTTTCTATTGTATAATCTACACATAACTTAATTTATAAACAAAGAGGTGATAATGGAAATACAGATCGAGCAACTGCGGAAGCGCAAAATTATGCTCGCCACTCCGATGTATGGTGGACAATGCCACGGGATGTACGCTAAATCCTGTTCTGACTTGACCAGATTATGTCAATCGTATGGCGTTGAGTTGAAACTATATTATCTATTCAATGAGTCTCTGATCACTCGCGCTCGTAACTATTGTGTTGATGAGTTCTTACGAAGTGATTGCACTCACTTAATGTTTATTGATTCTGACATTGGGTTTGATCCGCATGATGTATTATCTCTGGCTGCTTTCATGGATCCAGAAGATGAGAGCGAAGATCGTAAAGAGATTATGTGTGGTGCGTATCCCAAGAAAACAATTGCTTGGGAAAAGATTAAAATGGCTGTCGATAAAGGCTTTGCTGACGATGATCCTAATGAACTCGAGAAGTATGTTGGTGATTATGTGTTCAACCCCAAAAACAATAACACAGGTGAGATCGCAATCAACCAGCCTTGTAAGGTTCTTGAGGGTGGTACTGGGTTTATGATGATCCAGAAGTCGGCGTTCAAGAAGTTTGATGGCGCTTATCCTGACTTTTCATACTTACCTGATCATGCCCGCACTGAATCATTTGATGGGTCACGCGAGATCATGATGTACTTCCAAGCGTTGATTTGTCCAGACTCAAAACGCTACTTGTCGGAAGACTATATGTTCTGTCAGTGGATGTCAAAGATTGGAGTTGAGACGTGGCTCTGTCCTTGGATGCAGCTGTTGCACACTGGCTCATATACTTTCGGTGGCTCGTTAGCTGATATTTCTAGAGTAGGTGCTTCAGCTACTGCGGATGCATCTGTACTCCGCAAAACTAAATCAAAGAAAAGGGGCAAGAAATAATGGCAAAGTATCATGGTTATAACTATCCCGAGGAATCTATATATGTCCCATATGATAAGGCTGAAACATATAATAAGAAGACTTGGCACAGCTTCTTTGAGCAGGCTCCACCACCCGAATGGGCGGACTTCTTTGATCAGATTCCTCCACCCGAAGATGATGTCCAAGAAGCTGAGAAAGGTGATGGAGCTGAGCAAGATGTTAGGTTCAACCCTAATCTCTACAAGTTCAATGAGAGGCAGCTGCTCAATGAGTTGCAAGAATATGTTGACTCTACATATCAAGCACACTACTCGCAGAACAAGTTCCAAGCAACAGAGTTTATCATTGACTGTGGGCATGGTGAGGGTTTTGCTCTTGGGAATGTTCTGAAGTATGTACAACGTTACGGTAAAAAAAGCGGCTATAACCGAGCTGACTTGATGAAAGTATTACACTATGCATTGATTGCATTACACAATCACGATTTAAATAATGAGGAATCACCATGAAATTAAGCGATAACACTTTTGACGTTTTGAAAAACTTTTCTACCATTAATCCATCTCTTGTGTTCAAGACAGGCAATGTTTTGCGTACAGTATCGCCACAGAAGAATATCCTTGCTTCTGCTGTTGTGAGTGAGACTTTCCCGCAGGACTTTGCGATCTATGAGCTGAATCAGTTTATCGGTCTCACTAGCTTGTTCGAAGACGCAGTTATGGACTTTGGCGAGAAGTCGTTGACCATTAAAGAGAATGGCGGCAACAGTACTTCACGTTACACATACACTGATCCGTCTATGGTTGTTTCTCCACCAGAAAAGGATCTTGAGTTGCCTGATCCTGAAGTTCAATTCAATATGTCTGCTGCTGACTATAAGAAGATTGTTAATGCTGCTAACCAATTATCTCTTCCAGAGATCGTTGTGCGAGGCGCAGATGGCACTTGCTCATTAGTCGCTACTGACACAAAGAATCCGACTTCTAATGAGTTTGGTTTGTCTGTTGCTAACACCGAAGCTGAGTTTGAGTTCATCTTTAAGACTGAAAATCTGAAGTTTATGTCTGATGATTATAAGGTTAGTGTGTCGTCTAAAGGCATCTCTAACTTCAAAGGTTCTGTTGTTGAATATTGGGTTGCTACTGAAGCTGGAAGCAAATACAATGGGTAATGGGAAAGTCTTCCTAGAGATAGGCACGTGTGATTTTGACACGTGTCTTCCTCTCGCTGAAGCAGGTTGGTCTGGATATATGATTGAGGCTGATCCACGTTATGCTGAAATTATGGCTAACAAGACAGCCCAATATGATGTCAAAGTTGATAACATGGCTGTATCGAATAAGAATGGTACAGTTGCGTTCAACCAAAGCATTCAAACCGATGACTGGGCGCGTGGGATTGGTGTTGTGGACGATGCGGATCATTTAGGTGCTCGCTTGTTAGACCTCCCAGCTAACGCCCATTTTCTGATGGATAAGATTGAAGTGCCATGTTGTAGACTGGACACTTATCTCTTAGCAAACGAGATTGATCATATTGACTTTATGAAGATCGACGTTGAGGGGCATGAGTTAAATATCCTCGGCGTGTATAGCTGGAAAGTTAAACCCACATTTGTTAAGATTGAGCATGCACACATAGATGCTGAACTTATCATAAACATCTTGCATAAGCAAGGTTATATGACGTGGGTTGAGTCTGAAGATATTTATGGTGTGATATAATTAAATTGAAATATAACTTTACAATGGAGAAACACAATGAGCAATATTATTTTACCGTCTAGCGATTCAGACAAAGAACGTATCAAAGGTTGTATGGAAGAGATCAGCAACTCATACACACGGATGGAAGCAGAGCGTGAATTCATCAAAGAAGCGATTGAAGCTCTTGCTGATGATGTTGATGTGCCAAAGAAGTACCTGAACAAATTGGCTAAGATCTTCCACAAACAGAATCTAAGCGAGACTGTTGGTGAGATGGAAGATGTTGAGGCATTGTACGAAACGGTGTTGAAGTAATGCTGACATCTTCAGTTAATGAGATGATTGGTCGTCTCAAAGAGGGTGTGGTCGAAGTCACTTTCGAGAAGATCAATGATGGGGGTACAAGGGTGATGCCTTGTACTCTCAACCCTGCGATAATCTTGGAAGAGTCTGGCTCTTCTATTACTGTGAGTTCTGTTTCTGGCAGCTCGGCTGACATCCCTGTTTGGGGAATGGACGTAAAGGCGTGGAGATCATTCCGAACCAATACTGTTACAGGATGGAAAGTGCTTTGGTAGTGCTTGACATACCACCTATCTTGTAGTATAATAGTATGATATTGAGGAGAAAAATATATTATGTTGAATGAATTTTTGTATGTTGAGAAGTATCGTCCAAAGACCGTGGCTGATACTATCCTGCCAGATGCTCTGAAAGAAACATTCCAGACATTTGTTGATAATAAAAATGTACCAAACCTATTACTCACTGGCACCGCAGGTGTTGGCAAAACGACTATCGCCAAAGCAATGCTTGAAGAGCTGGGTTGTGACTATATCGTAATCAACGGATCCGATGAGGGACGTTTGATTGATACGCTACGCACTAAGATAAAAGGATTCGCCTCGTCTATGTCTTTGGCGGGTGGCAGAAAGTATGTCATCCTAGACGAAGCTGACTATCTTAATGCTGAAACAGTCCAACCAGCTCTTCGCAACTTTATGGAAGAGTATAGCTCAAACTGCGGCTTTATCTTGACATGCAACTTTGTGAACAAGATCATTGCTCCGCTACACTCACGATGTTCTGTCGTTGAGTTCAAGATGGCTGCTTCTGATAAGCCTGCTCTAGCAGGACAACTATTCAAGCGTGTCTCTAGTATTCTTGATAAAGAGAATGTGGAGTATGATAAGAAAGTTGTTGCTGAAGTAGTGAAGCGCCACTTCCCCGATAACCGCAGAGTCTTGAATGAGCTGCAGCGTTATGCTGGCACTGGCAAGATTGATGCTGGTATCTTAGTGAACTTTGCTGACCTGAACCTGAAAGACTTGATGACTTCAATGAAAGCTAAAGAGTTCACCAAGGTTCGTAAGTGGGTTGCACAGAATGTAGATGGTGACACCTCCCAAGTGTTCCGCAAAATCTATGATACTGCTAGTGAGTATGTTGCGCCGAACAGTGTTCCTCAAGTGGTTGTTACCCTAGCCGACTATCAGTACAAAGCTGCGTTTGCGGCAGATGCTGAGATCAACATGATGGCTATGTTGACTGAGATGATGATTGATTGTGAGTGGAAGTAAATGTTCTCTCCAATCAAACCCACTGCAGCGTTCTTTGATACACTAGGTGATTATGTCTACATGTATCGCAGTCGTACCTTGGGTGTTGGTCCAGCATATGTTGGCAAAGGCACTGGTGGAAGATGTTTAGCCCACCTGAAAGACAAGGGTTATAGTATTGACGATTGCGTCATTGTAGCAAGAAACCTTGAGAAATTTAAACTGGATGAAAAGGATGCTTCGTTTGTCCTTGAGTCTTACTTGATAGCACATTGGTCGCCAGAAGACAACTCAGTCTCTGGTCATTATAAGGATTGTTTTGTTATGGCAGATTTATCTAAATTGTTTGGTTCGTATGTTGACAGCCAGCGTAATATGTTCTCTGAGATCTCGGATCTCGTTCTATCTAACAGTGAAGTGTTCAACAATATTGGATACACCGAGACTCGTGCATCGTCTTACATTATTGAGACTCCTGCGAAAGATAATATATACTTTGGCATTAAGGTTCAAACCAAAGACCCACAGATCACTTGTTATGTGAAAGCAAATGG